CGCAGGAATATCAAAGGCTAAAATGTTGTGACCAATAAGCTCATGAGCTGACTTCAACAGCTTAACGCCTTCCTCAACCTCCCCCGGATTGAAAATCCAGGTTCGGTCGGGGAAATCTGCGTCAACTGCAGCCAGGCAGTGAATTTTGGTCAGGTCCTTGAGAAATCCATTCGTTTCAACATCAAAAACCAACCGCATCAGCGATTGTCACCACTACCGTGGATCATATCGCGATTGTCGCGGTCTGTTAGTTTCTCGAGGTTGAGGTCAGCGATTTCTTCCAGTGAGTAGCCGATATCACAGGCAACTGCAGTGACGTACCAAAGCACGTCACCAAGTTCTTTAGCGATCTCGTAACGCATCTTGGAACGCATCTCGACTAGTGGCTCTTCCAATGCAGTGTCATCGTGATCGCCGTCACGGAAGTATTTCTTCAGTTTGTCTGCAACTTCACCAGCTTCACTGACCAAGCCTAGCACTGGATATACCATTGCGCCTGGATAGACTGCTGTTTGCATTGCTGTGACAGCGTAATCCTCGAATGTCATTGGAAATGTATCCCAATCTTCGAAGTTGTCGTTATCCGCATCGAAATCGTCGAATAGGTCGCGCATTGTCATGTCAATTCTCCTTGAGGTTGGTACTCTGGTGATACCAATTGATTTGTTTCAGAACCTTGGTCTGCTGGTTCCATTAAATGGCTAAGCTCTTCCTCTAACAGCCGGCCAGTGGACCGGTTGAATGTCAGAGTTCCAGCGTTGCTTGATGTTTGTCCGGTGAAACGGTTTTTGAGGACCGCTAGGTGACGGATGTCACTGTCTGGCTCTTCACTATCGACGTTCAGTGCAATCACAGCGTCTGAGAGCTGCCCCAGGCTGGCTGATCCACGCAAATGGTTCAGTCTCACTGGTTGGCCGCCACTTTCGTGACCTGAGTTGCCGTCTGGACGACGGACGTGCGACACCAGGATCAATCCAATGCCCAGCTCCTGGACAAGTGTCCTGAGCTTGGTCATGGCGTAATCAATCAGCTGACGTTCGTTACCGAAGCCCCCGGCACCCATTTGAGTGCAGAGGATCGAGATGTGATCCAAGACAATCCATTTCACACCCATGGCCTTGACCATGTAAGTGATCCGCTGGCAGATCAGATCGACATCTGTGCTTCCAAAGTGATCGTAAAGGTAGACAGGGTTCCTGCCCTCACCAAACAAGTCATCGAACGCTGCGACGATTTCTTCATCAGTCGCCAGGCTGCGATCGATCGTGATGTTCTTGTTCATGTGAGTACCAACTAAGCCAAGCAGAGTTCGCTTGTTGCTTTCTTCAAGCATGATCAAGCCAACCTGCTCACCAGATTGGTGCAGGTGGTAGCAAATTTCCTTTACGAAGGTGGATTTCCCGATCCCAGAGCCAGCAGCAATTGTGACCAGCTCATACGGTCTTAGCCCGTGCAGGATGTCATTTAGCACCGAGTAAGGGTATGTGATGGATGAGGCTGCATCATCCACAGCAATTGCGCTTCTGAGATCGGTAGCAGCCACGATCCCATCAGGCCGATAGTCACGGGCCTGAAAGATCGCCTGGATCACTTCAGCTGATTTACCCTGGACCAGGCACTCGTTGGCGTCCTTGCAGGGTAAGTAAGCAATCTTGGCTCTACCGACTGGTAGTGTCTCAGCGACCGCCAAAGCAGCATTTTGGCCGCTCTGGTCCATGTCGAACATAAGAATGACCTCCTCGAAGCCGAGAACGTAATCCCAGTTGTCCTTGATCGCTTTGACAGCCGATGGTGCGCCGTTAGGCAGTGACACCACCGGCCATCTGTTGTTTTGGATTTGCGAAACCGACAAACAATCGATCTCACCTTCTGTGATTACCAGCTTTTTACCGCTGCGCCACAAATGTGACCCGAACAGTGTGCTTTCACGCTGGTTACCAACGATAGTGAAGCGTTTGTCGCTTGTGCGTACCTTTTGAGATACTGGTTTCCCGTGTCGGTCTCGATAGACAGCAATTTGAACCTGTTCACCACCATGAGTGCCGACCAGGTAGCCAAACTTTTTGCACGTTGCCTCGTTCAGTCCTCTAGCTGGTATCGCTTTTGGGACGCCCGAGAGTAGTGCTTTTTGCTTGGCTTGACCTTTGTCCGGTACTTGCCGTGGTGGTTCGTCAGGTGTTTTGCCACCGGATTTCTCACCGCCACTATAGGTGTTACAGGAGAAACAGAACGTGTGTCCGTCATTGAAAACTCCATTTGCATCTGACGAGCCGCAAGCGTCGCAGGTGGTGTGTGTAACAAACTGCGATCGGCTCTCCTTTGGTATCGCTTGCATTTCTATCTCTCCTGTAATTTGGGTTGTTAGGCTGGCATTTCGCTTGGTAGTGGCTTCGGTAATCCATCAACCAGCGAATAGCGTTTGTATCGCTGGCCGAGCTTGTCTTTCTTCCATTCACCTAAGATTTGAAAACCAGCCTCTCGCAGGTCAGCAATGCGCCTTGGTAGCGATCTGATCCGGTAGAGGTCGTTAGCTTCGACAAACGAAATGCTGCCCACGTCAATCAAGTGATTGAGGACAAGCTGGTATTGTGTTTGGCCCATGATCTTCCTCATGTGTCTTCTCCTTCTGTTAGCCATTCTGTTGGGATTGTTTTGTTCGCGTAGACAAACCCGTGCTTGTCACACCATTCTGCGTAGGTAGTCGGACTACCCTTGTAGAGGCGTGAATTTTGGTTTGAGAACACGAACCGAATGTCGAGATCAGGATGTTGGTCTTTGATAAGCAGATGCTTTTGTCGGTCGTCGACTGTCCAACGTCCTTTGGTCTCGACATAAAAATGGCCGCCCTTTTTCGGCAGCCTGAAATCCGGTCGGTAGGTTGAGGTCCGCTCCGGCCAGAGATAGCTGATCTTGTCCAGTTCGTAATGAACCTGGAGACCAGCATCCTCTATTTGCTTGGAGACTTTTTCTTCTAGCCCTGAGCGGTAGCCATTCTGGATGGCCCGTTGCTTGAAACTAGAAATTGTACGCCTGGCCTCCCTCTTCTTCAGAAGGTGCCGCTACGTTGTCATTGTCAGCTACGAAACCGCCTTCTTCGACTGCGAACGAGACGCTTGATGTCTCACCTTGTGATAGCTCGACGATTTGAACGCCAGCCAGCTGCAGTGACACACCTTTGTTACCACCGGCAACATAAGGGTAAATGGTCCCGGCAAGCTTCAAAGTTGAACCGCCGAAAATCTGTGGAACATTGTTCTCGCTGATCAATTGACCCTGACTATCCATGAACTTTGGTTTGAACTTGGATTTGGTGACAATGATGATCTGGTCAGTGTCGTCTTCAACCTTGAATGGCATCCGAGCGTTCTGCGCTTCTTTTGTGCCGAACTCATTGGCTGCGGCCTCTCTGATCTGATCGATCAGTTCTTTGGCATCACTCTTGCCAATCTTCAGGTTGACCTTGTACTGGCCGTTGCTGTCGAACTGGAAGTCTGCCTTGTTCAACCAAGGATACATTGCGATACCCTTGGTTGTGCTAAATGTAAGTTTCTTCTTCGTTGCCATGATGATTATCATCTCCTTGTGTAGTGGCTGTAAAAACTGGCTCACCTAGTAATTCCAGCGATAAGCCAAGCTGGTCGGCCTGAGCTAACAGGTCGAGGGGTATTGGATCGCCGCGCTGGCGATATAGTTGTGCCAGCCCGAGCAATCGCTCAATGGGGTGCATTAAGTTTCCTTTTTGATGTTGTGAGGGTCTGTGTAGGTGAAACCAATTACTGGTCCCAAACGCACAAAAGGCGGCCCGAAGCCGCCCTTTGTACATAGGTGAAACCAATTAATTTGGTGTCAGATCACGTCAGGAAGTAGTCACTTTCTCTAACTTTCGAGATGTCCAAGTCACCCTTTTCTGGCACTTCAGGCCATTCCACGTTGTCTGGATTAGGGTGTCTTGCCTTACACTGCTCCAACAGATCGCTGTACAGACAGTAACCGTCATACAGCTCGATCATTGCTTCCCTCGCTGCGTTTTTCATCACTTCAGCGTCGCCGCAAGTTGCAGCAAAGCTATCATGTACGACCATGATGTCTGAGACACCAAGCTCGGCGCAGCGTAGTACCGTGAGCATCAACAGGGTGCTATCCATGCTATGGATAATGTTGGGGCTGACGGCACTGATACTCTTGTCTTTGTCGATCCCGGGCATGACGCGAGTGTAACTCATCAAGCCACGGGGTTTGATTGCGTTCAGGTCGTGGCTGTAGAGGTAGACACGCCGACGACTGGACTTGGTGTTCCGGTAGTACTGGTGAACCGGAAAATTGAGCTTTGGCGTTTTGAAGGTCATATGTAGGCCCTCATCTGCCATGATCTTGGCGCAAGCCTGGAAAAACTCCATTCCGTCCTTGGCTGACTTGATCACGCTCTCGATTGCATCTTGGCTGATACCAGCAAGATAATGTGACGCCTGGTAACCACCATCTTCACCAAATGGGTGTTCGTCACGTTCGCCACTGCGAACCTCAAGGTCCATTTCATCCATCCAGTCCTTTTTGAACTGCTGAGCGAAACCATACTTGCGGCTGCTGTAGGCCCAGGTCATCGCCGGACGTTTGATCACCGACCGGCTAAGGTACTTTTTGCCATCAGGATTTTCATCGGATGGCTCGACCTCGTAGGATAGCAATACCCTAGCGATATCGATTTCTTGGTCACGCTTGATCTTTTGATGCGTCTCGCTGTTCTTGAACTCGCGTTTGATCCTGCGCTTACGAGCCTCTAAAGCGTCCATCTCTTCGAGGTTATCGACTTCTTCAGCCAATGCCCTTTGGTATTCGATGTAAGCTTCACGGTCGTTGTCATTTGCAGGATTGAACTTTTGATCTTCAAGCTTTTCCGCGAGATCGTTTTCGATCATGCGTTCAGCAACCTGTAGACAAGCTTCGTAGAGGTCGCCAGGTTTGTCTTCCAGGCCCTTGATGAGATTGACCAGCAATCCATCTTCTTGGTTGAGACTGGCGGCTGCGTAATGCTGGATGCCCGATTGCGTGGCATCTAAGGCGCAGGGTAAGCCTGACCAATGTTCTTTTCCTTCCTGCTTGGCAGCCTGGTATTCGGCCATGTCACGACAAGCAGCCAGGAACTGGAACGGATCATCCGCTTTACTCCAAAAGTCGAATGTCGCTTTGTAATCGACACCAACAGCGCAGACTTGCTCAAGGTTTTCGACAACCCACTCGATACGACGGTCGTAGCTTTCTTTATCCAGACCGTATGTGTTAGCGATCTGCATACAAATGAAAGCGACGTTTTCTTCAGTCACCAGGGATTTGTTAGCGAACAGAAACATCGCCCGCATAAAATCGGTGTTGTGGTGACCAAAGTCACTGACGTGGTAGACACGCCCCCGGCGATCCCAATTGTGGGGCATCCAGAAACTGTCGTATTGACCCATTTCACGGGCCTCGTTGAGTGTGCGTCTGATCTTTGACCGGTTTGCCCGGGCTTGCCTGTTGACGGCTCTTGATCTGGTCAGGTCACGCATAAAGCGAACCTGGTCTTTCTTTTCCAAGTCGGTAAAAGCCTGGCCTTCAGCAAGCTTGGGGACTTCGACAGTTTTGGTGTTCGG